GCTTCAATCCAATCTAATTGATTTGCAGCTTGCTGTTGGGGTTTGTATTCTTCCCACACCTCGTCTTTCATAGGGTGATATAGAGATAACAACTTTTGTAAAACTTGATTTTCTTTTGGAACGTTTAACGCTCCATTTCTAAAAACAATACGTCCTAACGTTGAAGTTCCCTTTTGTTCATCAACAAACGGGGTTGGCTGGTTAGTGGCGTATTTTAGTTCTCGTTGATACCCTTTATCAGCATCAAACCAAAGTAATGGTTTTCTTGTGCTATGTTTAGATGGTACCGTAAATACTAATGGACGCTTGTTATTTCTAAGCGTATATAGTCTATCTTTAATTTCCCAAGATTGATCTACAATCTCGGCTTCTTTCTTTTTTGCCATGATATAATATAATAAAAATGTTAAAAGTAATAACTACCCCCGTCAGTGCAACGAGGGTAATTACTACAAGGGTTTTTAGCTTGTCGCTTTTAACAATACGAAGTTGTTAGCAGCTTGAACACACAACGCTCTTTCAGACAAGAAGTGTACGTTCATTTCGTCAGCGTCAGAAGTATAGTTACCTCCTACTGATCCAGTCACCCAAGACTTCATTCTACGATCGTCAGCTTCAGAAGCTCTGTAGCGGATGTGTAGGAATGGTCGAGAGATGTTCTTTCCGAGTTGCTGATCGTAAACTGTAGAAGTACCAGCAGGAACTAGTACACCTTCAACATCTGCAACCAATCCACGAGTTGTAGAATCGTTTAGATATTTCCAGTCAGTTTTATAGAAATCGTAAGAACCTCTGCGGAATCCTGAGAAACCAAGGTTTAGTGCCATATCTTCTGAATTGTCAAATACACCGTAAGATGTACCGCCAGCTCCATAAGAATTTTGAGCAGCCAACATATTGTCAATCGCTAGAGAAGTACCACGATCTAAGAAAAGCATGTTTTCTTCGATTGATCCTTGCTTATCTAGCTCAGCCAAAATAGTGTCAAAGTCAGCAAGACCTGCGCCCGCAGCAGCTCCAAAGTCAGCATCAGTATAAACTAATCCTCTATCTTCTAGAGCAGCAAATAGACCTTCAGATCCAGTAATATTTGCGCCACCGCCAAATCCAGCAGCAGCAGCAATATCACGTACATTACCTGCACCATCTGTTGATTTTTCTGCTTCAACCATAGCCATTTCAAGTTGATCTTCGAAACGGATACGTGCTTCGTGCTCAGACTTTAAATACCAAAGATAACCAGAAGTTCCAGCTTCAGTAGTTACTTCTACCCAACCAATTTGAGCAACATCAGAACCATTTACATTATACTTATCTCTAAGAATAATTGGCTTGTTGTTGAAAGTTGTGAAAGAAGCGTCAACTGAATTACCAGCTTTTTCAGTTCCTTTAGCATATTCAGAACCGTATACAAATACTTTAACGTCAGCTCCAGTAATAGTTAATCCTGATGCGTCGCCATAAGTATCTACAGTTACAGCTTGTCCGACTACGTCTTGTACATATGCCTTTTGAGTTGTGAAACCTTTAGATACAACAAGCGTCATTCCTTTTCCGATCAAGTGACCTGCAGGGAATGTCAAAGTTGTAGCATCAGCTACAGCAACATCATCATAAGCAATGTGCAAACGTCCTTGCTCTGACCAAGTAATTACGTCAGAAGCCATAGGCATTTCAGCGCCTACCATACGTAAAAATCCAGAAATAGTACGATTTCCATATCGCTCTACTTCTTTCTCATATACCTCAGGCAAAAATTGTTGCGTGAAGTCTAAGTCCGCGACAGAAAGGTAGTTGTCTCCAAACAATCCTTTAATAGGTCGTGGTGTTAAATGTGCGAGAGCTGTTGGGCTCCCGGTAAAAGATCCAGCCATTTTATTAATTTTTAATGGTTAATTATTTTCGTTTTTTAACTCTAAAACTACTCGTGCTGGTTGCATCACTTGGTACCGCGCGTATCGTCCAACCATTTTGTGTTGTTACTTTTTCGTGTCCCCGTCTCGGGTCCATATCAACATTTTTAGTTCGCGACATGCTTTCTTTTACCGCATCGGCTTTGCCTTGCTCATAAAAGTGGTTTGCAATTGCATCAGCATTCATAGCTGTAAATAGCGACTTATGATAACCTTTAGCATCTGACATTTCATTTTTATCGTTCAAAAACTTTTTGACGAAGTTATTAATGTCGCTTTGGGTTGTCTTTACGTCTTTAGTATTTTTAATTTTAAACCTATACTTCTTGTCCCCAACAGAATAGTCAAAACCTTTGAAATTCTCATTAAAAACGTTTTCGGTTTCAGTTAAAAATATTTTCTTTTGCGATTCTGCCATTTTAGTGGCTTCCTCGTTTTCTTTATTATAGCGATTGAAAAAATCAACAGCTTTTTGCTGATCTTGTGTTAAATTAGATCCAGCTTTAATATTTTCGTAATATTTGCTTTTTAAGCCTTCAAGATGTTTTTTAGCTTTAGCAGCTTCTTCTTTAAATGCTATTTTAGCTTTCCTAATATCTTTTGGTTCATCTAACTCTTCATCATATGAAAAGTCCTCCATAAGAATATCAATATCTTCTTTATCTAAATGCGGCTTAGTTGTTTCGTAAAATTCACGAATTAACTGCGCTTCGTTTAATTTAGAATAATCAGTATTTAGTTTTACGTAATCGTCTAGACTTCCACCTGTTTCATTCATAAAGTCTACAACTTTTTGAATATTTTCAGGAAGCTCAATACCTGCTTCATTTGACTCAGCTACGGCCTCTTCAACAATTTCTTTTGTTTCTTCAACTGTAGCAGCAGGCTCTTCTTCTTCGGTTACTTCCTCTAAAACGCTTACTTCTTCTTCTTCGGTTTCCCGTACTTCTTCAACCACTTCTTCGCTGTCTGTCTTGTCTTCGGGTTCTCCGACAGCAACATCGCTGTCATCTGTGCTTTGCTCTTGAACGGCATCTTCTTGTGGTTTATTAAGTTTACCTAAATCTAATTTAATTGTACCATCTTCAGCGACTGACGCGCCTGTATCTGGCTTTTCTTCAACTACCTCTGTTTCATTAGTAGTCTGCTCTTGTGTATCTTCTTGTACTTCAAGAACTTCTTCTTGGTTTTCTGACATGATAAAATATTATATAATTATACATTACTATTATTACTTAGGTTCAAAGGTACCTAAGTCAAATCCTCCTCCAATTATGTCGTTTCCGCCAGACTCAAAGGATTCTGCTTGTTTTTGGCTTTCTAACGCGCTAGTGTTAGCAGCCTCCATATTTTTTAATTGCATATTGTAATCAAACTCCTGAGCCATTAATTCTTTCTTAGCGCTTACTTCGGCTTCTAGTTTTTGTAATTCAAGCTGCCCTTTTAACTGCTCTAGCTCTGCTTTTTGCGCCGTTAAGGCTTGTTGCTTTTGAACCTCTGCTTGTGCGGCAACCTGCTGAGCTTGCGCATTTGCTTGTGCTTGTGCTTGAATATTTTGTTGCTGCATTGCTTGATCGCGCTCTTGTTTTTTCTTGCGCTTTATTTTTAGCAATTGGTTTGCCAGCTTTAAGTTTTGTACTTCTCTAATATCAATAGCATCGTCTAAATCAATTAACCCTGCTGACAATGCTGTTTGTATATTGTTTTCTAGCATTTGCTTTTCTTCTTCATCTGGCATAAGTGTTAAAAATATACCAAAATCATACAAATGCAAGTTGTTCATTTCTGACAACGTGGCGACATTATGCGCACCTATTTTCTGTATAAACGCTTGTCTAGTTGGTGAATATTCTATTATATCGGATATTCTTAAGGAAAGACATTCCGCTAAATGAGCTGTTATGTATAAACCACCTTGCATTATATGTCGAGTAGCTGTGTTTGAATTTGCCGCTGCTATTTTTTGAACACCTACTAAAGCTTTGCTGTCGGGCATACTACCATCTCTAGCTTCGTTTAACCCGGTCACATCGCGAATCATTTGCAAATAATAATTATATGTGCTAATTAACGATTGCAACTTATTACCACCAGAACCACTCGTAATTTCTTGAATAGGTATTTTACCTGGGTTCATATCGCCATCTTGCGTAAACGATCGCCCAATAACAGAACCTGTTTGAAAAAACATATTTAAAGCTTCTTGCGGATTATAATTTGTTCCGTTACCTAAATCAATTTCCGCTAAACCATCAGCGTCAAGATAAACACCATCTGGTACCATTCTTGACATAACTTGCTGCAACTTTAAATGTGTTAATTGAATCATATCAGCAAACCCAGTGATACGGCTTACTAAGGATTCAATTTTGCCTTTATACATTCTAGGTGCATTAATACTATAATTTAAAAGCACCTTAGAGCTATCGCTTTTTGGTCGCATCATATTTTTGGCAAGTTCCCATTGCAACAAATAGTCTGTACCTAAAATCAATACACCTTCGTATAATACCTCAACAGATCTTGATAGTTTACCAAACTGCTGCTCTAACACTTCAACAGGCGGGTCAAAAGTATCATCTCTTAATAAAACTTTAGATGCACCTGTGGCGGTTTCTTTAATTTTATAAACTTCGTTCATGTAAGTCTTGTAATTAAAATACAACACCTGAACTGTGTTTGAGTCGGTTTCGTTATAGTTTGATAGTGTTCTATCGTAAAATCCGTTGTTTTGATAACCTTGCTCTGATATTCTTTTTAGATCCTCATCGGTTAAATCTGGAAATTGCTTTTTAATTTCATTGATTGGTACATTTCTAACTTCACCACAATAATATATATCGTCAAAATATGGTGAATCAGTATATGACCAAACTAAATTAGCAGGGTCAACATAGTCGATAACGACTCCTTCAGATTTACTAAATCTATTTTTAACAGCACCAATACCTATAGTCGTTAAATCGTATATAACACGCTTTTTAGTTAAATCATAATTATTACCCTCCAGCAAAACGTTTATAGCTTGCTCCTCAGCGATCTCAACAGCCTGCTTATAATTTAGCTGCATGTGCACGTCTAGCTCTTCCTGTGAATCTGGCAACATTTCTGGTGGATTCTCATATAGATTAACACCAAAGTTTTCCTTAGCAAAATCGTTTATTTCTTTAGTTTGTAAATCTCTGACTATGCTATTTAAATACTCTGTACGTTTTGAAACGCCGTACGGATCTTGCGAATATGCTTTTATATCAAATGCTCTTTCAGATATACCATTAACAACTATGTCGACAAACTTTGGTATAATAGGCACAGGTTTCCAATCTATATTTAAATAAGATAAATCGCCGTTAATAGATAATTCGTCTTTATATTTTTGTATTGATTGTTCTCCTCTAGCGTATAGTCTTAATTGATGAAATGTATTTTGATTACTTCTATATCTATTAGTACCAGAATCTGATTTGAACCATTCGTCTTGAATCGCTCTACCAACTCTTAAGCCGTATTCAGGCGAAAGCTTTTCAGCATCACTAGCAACTTGGCTTGGAAAAAAACTATTTATAACTGACTCAGCCATACTTTATTTTATTATTTCCGATATTGAACCGGCGTTTTTATATTTTGCAATATGTAAATTTAACTTTGGTTTTTGCACATTTGGGTTTGGTCTGTATAGATGTCTATTACAAGCCATTATTGCTAACCCAGAGCTAATAGCCGCATCAAATTTTGTTCTTTTGTTTATATCAAATTTGGCCCAATCGTTTAATGTAGTATTAAAATACATTGTTCCGTATTGGCCGTCAGCTTTTACGCCAACGTGATTTTGAATATAAGTCTCAATAGCAGCGGCGTGCGCTTGCTTAATATCTTCTGACGAGTTTGGTATTCCGCCAATTTCTTTTTCAGCTACTGATAGCTTATTATATATTTTGTCGGGTCTATTCATTGAGTATCCGCGATAGCCTCTTCTTTTCAAATAATATAACAATCTTGGTTTATTATTTTCTGCAAGTATTGGCATTCCGTAAAACACTAATGCCATAAGAACATCTTCAAAAAACATTTCAGCAGTTTGTGGTCTAGCTATATATTCTAAGAAAAATGAATTAGGCGGCGCATCTTCCATACTAAACGTTGTTAAGCCATGTAATGAACCCTTAGATCCTTTCCCGTCAGTGGTGCCTGATATATCATAGCTATCACAACCAAAAGCACCTATGTGCTCATTACCGGGATACCTTACACCATTTTTAATCACCTGTTTATTTTGCAAAGCAACTTTAGGGACCCAAGAAACTTTAAATCTACCATTTGGGTTTGGCGAAAACATAACTTTACTATCTTTAACACCGTGCTCCCAATTAAAGCTACCAGTCGTGATTACGCCAGTACTTTTTAAATCTTCGTTATAATCTATTTGTTCGTATATTTTTACTAAATTAAATATACTGTTTTTTGTTTCATCTCTAAACGCGTGTTCTTCTGTACGCGGAAACTGTCTATAAAACTCATTTAAAGCGTCCTGGTCGCCTTTTAATCCTTCTACCTCATTATCCCAGTGTTCAATAACCCCGACCTCGATAGCATCTCCGTGTGGGCCAACGCAATCTTTTGATGGGGTTTCGAATACAGGCATCCCATAAGAATCAATAAATCCTTCGTAGTTCCATTCCATAGGTATGAACAAAGAATATAATCCTGACTTAGTTTGTCCATTACGGTTTCTTTTTGTAACGTCTGAATCATTATAAAGCTTTTTAAAGTTTTCACCGCCCTTGTCCAAGGCGTTAGATGTTGAACCCATCATACACTTCCCAATAACTCTACTACCTAATCTTAATGTAGTTTTCGTTACACGCCAGTTGTTCAATATATTATCTGGCTTTTCCCATTTACCACTTTCGTCGTGCACTAACAGTTTTAGCTTTTCACCGTCGTAACTGTTGTCACCTGTGTTTTTCCAGTCAATAGTTGTATCTAATCCTTCTAACAGCTCTTGATCTTGTTTATTTTGTATAGACTTTCTTGTAAGCCTTGAAGCTGGTATTCTATATGCCAATTCTGTTTTTGGCCGATCCATACCATCTTGTATTGGTTTAAAGAAAAACGGATAGTTTACAGATATTGGTACTACCTTGTCGGTAAACATTTTTTTAGCGTCAGCACCGGACT